CGAAACAGAAAAGACTCTTGAAGCGACAGTAAAGGAAGTGACAGAAGCATCAGCTGCTGACGCACCTAAAAAGAACGCTGTAACGGCTGAACCTACACATCTGAAAAATGATGCTGAAGATTTAGGCCCAGCTGTAGTTAAATCTACAGACAGTAATCCTGACGCAACCAAGAAAATTAAACAAGTTTCTGGTGACCCACAACAGAAAAGTCAAGGTGCTGCAGAATCAACACCAAAACTTTCTGGACACAATACTAAACTGGAGTCAAAAGAAACTGAAAAAGATTCTGAAGATAAAGAAATCAAAGAAGGCGAACTACCTGCTGGTCTGAAAAAATACCTTGACAAAAAAGATGACAAGGAATCAGGCGAGAAAAAAGAAGGTGCTCATTCTAAAAAAGAAGGTGCTCATTCTAAAAAAGAGGAAAAAGAGTTTGACGTTGCAGAACACGTTGACGCTCTTGTTGCTGGAGATGATTCATTATCCGAAGAATTTAAACAAAAGGCTGCTACTGTATTTGAAGCTGCGATTAAATCTAAAGTAAAAGAAATCGCTGAAGAAATAGAGGCAGACTATAATCAAAAATTCGAAGAAGAAACTTCTAAAGCTAAAGATGAGTTAGTAGAAAAAGTAGACGCTTATCTATCATACGTGGTAGAGGAGTGGATGAAAGAAAACGAACTCGCTTTGGAAAGAGGTATCAAAGGCGAAATCGCTGAGGACTTTATTAGTGGTCTAAAAAAATTATTTGAAGATCATTACATTGATGTCCCAGACGAAAAATATAATGTGTTAGAAGATCAAGCTTCAAAAATTGAGGAGTTAGAAAAAAAACTTAACGAATCAATTGAAAAGAATGTTGAACTTTCAAAAGTTAACGGTACGTACGCTAGACAAATCATCATAGATGAATCGTCTAAAGAACTTGCTGAAACTCAAAAAGAAAAGTTTAGCAAACTCGCAGAAGAAATTGACTATAAAAACGAAGAAGACTTTAAAACAAAAGTAGCTACTATAAAAGAAAGTTATTTTGGTAAGAAAGACTCTTCTGGTGAGATAGATGATGTGGCGGCAGACTCAAATACTCTTAACGAGGATTTAAGTAATGCAATGGCTGCTTATAGTGCCGCTATAAGTAAAACAAAAGACATTAAGTTGTCGAAATAGGGAGATAAAAACAAATGTATTTATCAGAACAATACGAAAAAAAATGGCAGCCTGTCCTAGAACACCCTGAACTTCCGAAGATCGGGGATTCTTACAGACGTGCCGTTACAGCTACTATCTTGGAAAACCAAGAAAGAGCTATGAAAGAAGATGCAAGTTTCCTAAACGAAACTGCGCCTACAAATGCTACTGGTAGTTCAATTGCTAACTGGGATCCAATATTGATTTCATTAGTAAGAAGAGCAATGCCAAATCTAATTGCATACGATATCGCTGGTGTACAACCAATGACTGGTCCAACTGGACTTATCTTTGCAATGAGAAGTAGATACACTTCACAAACAGGAAACGAAGCTTTATTTGATGAAGCGGATACAGACTTCACAAGTAGAAATGCTGCTGGTGACTCAACTTCTGGATCAGGTATTACAGAACAAAGAGGAACTAACCCAGCTGTACTAAATGATGCTTCTCCTAGTGAATTTACTAGAGGTCAAGGAATGACTACTGCATACGCAGAAGCATTAGGTGACGCTGCTGGTAATCAATTTGCAGAAATGGCTTTCTCAATCGAGAAATCTACTGTTACTGCAAAAAGTAGAGCTCTAAAAGCAGAATACACTATGGAACTTGCTCAAGACTTAAAAGCAATCCACGGTTTAGACGCAGAAACAGAATTAGCAAATATTCTATCTGCTGAAATTCTTGCTGAAATCAATAGAGAAGTTGTAAGAACAATTTATATCAATGCAGAAAAAGGTGCTCAAACTAATACAACAAACGCTGGAATTTTTGACTTAGACACAGATTCAAACGGAAGATGGTCAGTTGAAAGATTTAAAGGTTTAATGTTCCAATTAGAGAGAGATGCTAATAGAATTGCACAAAGAACACGAAGAGGAAAAGGTAATATGATTATCTGTTCTGCTGACGTTGCTTCTGCACTTCAAATGGCTGGTGTATTAGATTACACTCCTGCATTAAACAATAATCTTAACGTAGATGACACAGGTAATACTTTTGCTGGTGTATTAAACGGAAGATTTAAAGTGTACATTGATCCATATTCAGCAAACTCAGCTGCGAAACAATACTACGTAGTTGGTTACAAAGGTACTTCACCTTATGACGCTGGTATATTCTACTGCCCTTACGTACCATTACAAATGGTTAGAGCAGTTGGACAAGACACTTTCCAACCAAAAATCGGTTTCAAAACTAGATATGGTCTAGTTGCAAACCCATTTGCTGAAACAGGTGCTGCTTCTGGTTCTGTTTCTGCTGTTAACAACGCTGGTTCAGCGAATAGCAACAGATACTACCAAAGAGTACAAGTTACAAACATAATGTAATTTGGTTGATAGTTGTTTGACTATCATTTAAGA